TTAAATAGATGTCGGGAATGAAAAAGTAGAAAAGGAGGTATTTAGGTTGGCAGCCCAGGCATAATACGTAGTGTCATCAAATACGTCTTCATCTTCAATAACATGACCCAATTTATCTAAACTGGCTGGTTTCTTAATTGGCTTTCCGTCTGACCCCAAAATTGCCTTTTGCTTATCGTTAGTATCCAATCTGTCATAACCCATATTGGGAATCACCTTTAACCACGTGTGGGGGTGCCACTGAATTTTATAGGTAACTTCGTATGCGGCGTTGCCTTCATCATTTATGATGTTTTTGATCTGAACATCATCCATTAACCACTGCCATTTAACCCCAGCCTTCCCAGCAATAGTAACAGCCACCGAATTGCACTTGCCGATTAAGTTGGTCAAGGTTTCAACCGTGGGGGAAGTTGCCAGTGATGAGTATTGTTTAGTAAGGGTTACTTCGGGGATAGTAAGGGGAGCCGTGATAGGCGGGTCATATACGGATTGGGCGGCGTTTACAACCCGCTTACCAGCCGCAAGTGTGGAACTTTCAACATACAGATAGACATTGGAAAAGAAGTCATCAGTACCAGAAGCCTGAAGGTCACTATTGGTTCCTATGACCCTTGTTGCTGGTGTTCCAGTATCAATAAGTGCTACCAAGTTCTTATCGACTACCCAATCAATTGTAGACTTCCCCCACGATATATCCCAACGCAAGGTATCGGGTGTGTCATAGCTAGGAGATTCGTAGGATACTTCAATGTGGTAAAGTTTCTGTTCTGTCCCGATTTCAGTAGGGTCACGCTTTACCACTACTAAATTGGGATAGGTAACGGACCATGCATCGCCGGGTTGTGGTAAGGGAGCTCCCGCAGCAATAACAAGTACGTTAGCAATATCTGGAACCGCAGCATCAAAGGAACGCAAGAAGACCTTGGTTCCGGACAACTTGTTGGTGCCTTCTTGACTAAACTTTCTGCCAAAGATTTCTTCAGTATATATAACTGCCATAAGGTATTCCCCTTAGAAGGTTGCTTGCTTGAACCAGTCAGCGAACGATTTAAGGTGTGCTGTGTTTGTTGCGATCTGTTCGTTCGTCAAGGCGATGTCTTGCTGTTCTGCTAATTGCTGTTTAGATGCTTCGTTCAAGGCACTAAAGGCATCTACACTTCCCTTAGTAATAGCACCTACGGATTCATTTGATTTTTCTATCTTCTGGAAGTCAATGGGTTCTGGTGGTTCCCATTGATCCATATCGGGACCGGGGATAGGTAATTCCCGCATAGCATAAGAAGTTTGGGGAAGTACAAATTCCAGTTTGGTGTCTTCAGGCATTTCGGCTATTACGCGGATCTGTTCTGCATCGCTTAATTCGAATGATCCGATGTCGCGATCAAGCGATAAATCAAAGTTAGGAGGAAGTATTTCAGGCATATTAGCTTTTAATATGCTTATCATTGCATCTATATTTTCATTGGCGCCATTGAACATAAAGAAACCGCCGGGGATAAGCAGCTTGGCTAAGGCTATATCACGTTTGATTCCAGATAGCCATATCCTAGTGATCTTATTAAGAATCGATTCAAATATTTCTGTGGTATATTGCACTACCCATAACATAGATATTGCGAAGTTTTTGCTGAAGTTTGCAAAGAAACCAAGTGTATCAAGTGACATTCTTTTGAATCCATCACGGGTATGGGCAAAAAGGTTATCGATTTCGGCATCCACTTTTCTGGACATTTTTGCAGGAAGCAATAAATAAGCGGCCAAGGTTACAAGAATACCAGTGACAACGGCAGCAACGACAGCTAAAGTCACCCCAATTCCACCCAGGAATCCGACTATGGCAACCAACACAACACTAAGTGCCTGCAAGGCGGCACCCACGGCAGTTCCCAGGGCACCAATCGCGGTCGTTAGTTTCCCTAAAAAAAGGATAAGTAGCGGGAGGACTACTGCTAAAAGTCCAAGCGTCACTGCCATCTTTTCTAACTTCGGACCCATGTTAGATAAGCTAATATCTAATTCTTTGATGAATGCGGCGGTCTGTTTGAATCTCAATTTTAGATCAATAGACCGATCAAGTATTTTACCGATAGTTAGGAGAATATCGTCAACAGCCGATTTCATTTCTTCTAACCCAGCTTGGAATTCAGGAAGTGCTAAAAGTTTCTTTAGCGAAAGGGCAGCAAGGGCAGTCAACGGTGCGGTTATGGCTACTGCCAAGATGCCACCCACTGCTGTAATTTGTCCACCGACGGCAGATATTCCACCAGCAACCTTGTTAATACTTTCCCCAACCCTATTCAGAACTTCTGCTTTCTTTGCTGCTGACTTAATAGCATCCTCAACCATCTTCCAGGGGGCTACTAACGACGTTATGATTGTTTTACCCGCAGATGTGAATGAATCCTTAAAGTCCCTTGCAGACACCTTAGCAGCGCTTGAAAATCCCTGTGCTGCTTTAGCTACATTCTGGTAAGCCTTAGTTACCTTCACTAAGACTTCGGGTTTTGGTGTGTCTACCATTGGGTAAGTCTTTCTACCGCCGCCAAACCAATCATATCCTGTCTTTACACCAGGTTGTGTTGTGTCTACCATTGGGTGGTACTCTCCGTCGGCGTCGACGGCGAAGGCGGCAGTGCCACCATATCCTGTCTTTACACCAGGTTGTGCTGTGGGTGAAAGCAGCGGGTCATTGCCAGTTTTTAGATTATTAACCGAAGTGCCCAACATCTTAATTTGGACAAGTATCTTAGCAAGCCAATCGGAATTGATCTGACTGGCTGGCATCGGACTTGTTTTTGCCAGAACCTTCATATGAACTTTAAGGTCTACAAATCGTGCGGCTATAACACCAGTCAGCCTTTTGGATTCGATTGAATTATTTTCAATAATAGACGATAACATTTTAGATATAACATTACCCTGCCATTTCACTTCCCGCTGCACGAAGTCTATAGACTGATCTAAGACATCTATTCCCGCATCAAGCAGTTGGAAGCCAGCATTCAGTTTAGTCACTATATTTTCTGTTCCACCCCCTGAGCCGCCTCCTAATACACTTGCCCCAAGAATACCACCGGCAGCTAAACCCGTCCCTGTCCCAGCGCCTTTCCCGGGAGGGTAAACGTGTGTTACTGTCAACTTCATATCTGGGACTTGAAGTGCTTGAAATGTAGACCTTAGCTTATTTGTGACTTCCGACAATCTATCTAAAGCCCCACTAAGCCGGTTACCAGATACAGCATCCACTATTCCATCTATAGCAGCAGCTATACTGGTAACCGGCGCTAATGGCAGGTTGCCGAATGCAACGGACAGCTTATTGATGCCAGCATCTAAAGCATCCAATTTGTCGTTCATCGGCTTCAGGTTAGCATCAACGGGAACTTGAATTGTATCTACTGTTATCATCTTTTCAGTTTTTCCTTAACGTGCTTAGGTATGAATCTACCAAATACACTGGCTAACTGTTTGCCCAAGTTTCCGTTAGATGCTTCGGGATAGCTAAAGGTAAGCACATGGTCTTTTATTGGACTCCCGGGTTTCCCCGACAATCCGCAAGCTATATCATAAATAGCTTTAGTGATCCGTGCTGTCTGCCAATCTGTTCTTCGTTCACCGCGTGGTTCGGATGTTAGATAAACTTGCCAAGCGTTCATTTCTTCTGCGGTTAGCAAGTCACCCAAATCGCTTATAGGCGTATGTAGCCTAGTGGCTAGTTCAAATAGCCATTCGGCTCCTATTAGTTTTTTTCCGCTTGTCCTATGTTATTTACACTATTAAAGGCATTGACCAGATCCATGACTACTTCTAATGGCGTATCTGAGACTTCCGCCTTAGCTGTCTTTTCATCCAGCATCGGTACGCCTTCATCAATAATCCACTTAGATCCAATCTCAGCAAGCATAACCACAGGATCGTTACTGCAAGCCTTGCTGAGCTTTTCCAGATTCTTAGCTTCACTTAAAGTAATCTTCATCACTTCAACTTCAGCATCCAATGACTTTATAGTTACGGCAACCTTACGGGACATCTGTGAGATACGTTCTTTGAGTGACATTGCTGTTCTCCTATTTTGGTTTCGTCTACTTAGTAATATCCAAGTGATCCATCTATTGCTGTTTAATAGTGTGTCACCCTATAGCCGGTTAAGGACCATAGGGCAACACAGGGGAACAGCAAACCTGTTATGCGTCTGCCCATACCGGGCCAAGTTCATCACCAGAACCATCAACGTTAGTAATTTCAACGGAGATAGTAGTCGTCATCCCGGTTCCCTTGCCAGCTTCAGGGGTACTAAAGTCTTTAAGACCGCCCCAGAACGTCAAGGTACCTTCGCCAGTAATAGTCAAGACACATTCGCTATTGACACCAACGATAGCATCAAGGTCATCCCAATCATCACCAAGGAACAAAGCTGTCATGGTGAAGCCGGTAACTTCCTTTAGACTGGCAAACTGCTTAGTAAACCATTCGGTATTACAAAGGGTCGTAATATCGATCAGTTCGCCAGCACTAACACCAGGTGCACCAATCTGTGTCGGGCAGAACGTATAACTGCCGATTGTCAAACTAACTGAGGTAGGTTCGATAGCCATAGTATCAAATCCTTCTTTTTAGGCTTCACGCCGTAAACAGGCGTAGTTCTGAACTATCACTGATCTGTTCTTTTCGTCCATCCCTAAAGATGAAATCGTGTCAAATCTGTAAATCACGTTGTAATATGAGTCCCCTTCTGTTGTATCGGAGATGTTGTCTAATACGGCTTCCACTTCTTTAGCCTTAGTATATGCAGCCGTATAGCTATTCGCCCTTACCCTTACTTGACATCTATTCGATTCATTTCTTGCATCACAAAGATCATCTACCGGCATACCAACATAATCATATAGGGTTATGCATGTATCCGGGTTTTCTGGTTCGCTTTGGACGTAGATGCCCCAACCGGTTGTTCCGCCGAAAGTACCAATGGAAGCAGCAACCAGAAGATTGGCGAAGTCTATTGATGTTGCGTTCATCGTATTGTTTCACCTTCGGCGTTGACCCGTTGTACCGTTTTAATCACTGCTTTTTCAAGCCACTTGTACCCACGGCTATTGGCGTTTTCGTGAACATAGTAAGCGTAAGGAGCCGTGTATTCAACCTTTTTCTTATTAGATACAGTAGTAACTTTTGCTGAATTTTTCAAGTTTCCAGTGACAACCGGAACATTGATCTGCGCTTCATCCAATAGCTTGTCGGCTATCTGAGCGGTGAAACTTCTGGACTGCAAAGTTATGGCGTCTTTCAAGGTCATGCTAAATCAATCCGGTAAACTATGATGGATTTGTTTGGCGTCTTAGATGTCGTCATGCGTGCTATCCTATATGCCGTAGGATTGTCTTCTGGGGTACCTGTGAGCTTTCCATTGGCAATAAAGCCATCGAAGGATAGCGGCTTGGTGACGTAGACCGTAGCGACGCTTAGAAACGATTGGCCAGTAGCATCCTTCATTTCGTTCTGTACTGTCTGATATCTTGCCCTTAGATGTTCTGGATGGGAATAGGTAACCTTACCATAACCATCTGGTGTTCCTGGTTTCCAGTACGTTACTGTATCCGTGAGCAGCTTTAGATATGACATAGGACAACTTCCCTTTTAATCAGTAAGGGCATCAATTCACACTTGGGGAATATAGTCAACGCCGAATCTGGATTGGCATTAAATATCTGGCACTTGTCTTTCCAGAACGCGTTGTAGTCATTGTTGCACTTATTCTGTCTGGTAAGGCAGTTCGCATAGAACTTGGTCCTTACTTGTCTAAGATCGTCATGCCAATCGTTGTTACCATCTTTATCTTGTTTCATATCAAAGCCAAGAAGAAAGATCCTTTTAGCTCCTAAATGCAAAGCCCAAGACAATGCAGCAAATCCGCTATTACCATTCCACCCCAAGTAGCTGCACCGACAAGGCAGCCCAACACCAATAGACCGTATCTTATTCACACGGTCGTTGGTTACATTGGAGGTAGTGAGTATATCCATAGCATGATTTTCAGTTTCGCGTTCTACCTTATCTTGAAAAGAATCCCACCATTGCCCGTCCCCGAAGAATAGCCGATTGGCACACTTGAATATAAATGCATCATTAACAGCTATTACTTCTTCATCTTTCAAGTAATCATCAAAGTCAATATCTTTTAGACTTGCACCACCACCAATGATAAATACGTCTTTCCCTATAAGGTCTTTAGCAATAGATATGGATTGCTTGGGGACTTCCCTTTTAATTTTATCATCGTTCAAGCCTTGTCTTGCTGCCGGATCAAGGTCTTTCTTTTGAGTCAATTCCCAATTTACTTCGTGCGGTCTTGGTTTGCCGTGGAAGACAACAAAAGGTCCGGGGAGAATTCTGGGGTTGCGCAGCCAATCGCATTTATAACTTTGAATGTGAAAATAGTCCTGCCAACGATCTACTTTAGTTCCCGATTCTTCTACCCACTTAAGTATAAGTTCTTGATCCCCTTGTTTCTTTTCCGGGTCAAGGTCTATTGCCTTATCATATAGGAAGTCGAACTTCTTAGGTTTCCAGGTCATCAGGCTGCTATTACAAGACCGCGATCTTACAAAGTCTTGCAACATAGCAAAGTCAGTATCAGCAGCAAAAATACCATCAAGATTACCAGTGACCAGAACATCAAGATCGACATAGAATACCTGGCTAAAGCCCTTCCAAAGATTAGGTCTAAAAACTTCCCATTTAGCGTGCCAATTAGACAAGTGAGATTCCAAAGGGATATTGGTAATTCCATCTATGTTAAATTGTTGATCGGTCAAACAGAATATCTTGGGCTTTCTAACTACTGTATTTTCGTTTACATCTTTTACGATTTTTTTTAGATATTCTAACGCATAAGCATCAGCATCCCATCCGGACTTCCATACGGTTACTAATGCAATTTTTCTGTTTTTTTTGTTAAACTTCATTACCGCTGTTCCTTGTGCTATTCCATTAGATACTGAATATCCGATATGGCTTGAGCATGGGAGCTACTGTTGCCAATATTTCCTTATTCAGATCGGTGTTACTTCTCAGGCTATACGAATAGTCCCCAATCCTTTCAGACTGCATTGTGGGGTCTGTCTCCGCTACTTTGTACAGGGAAGCGGCTATGTAGATGCTAGACTCCCTTACGCCCCCTGGAACGGTCTCATAGCCAGACCTAAAGACCAATCGTGCTTGTTCATAACTGGAGACACAACGATTCATCTTAATTGTATCAGCACGATCTATATAACCATCTACAGCTTGGGTAGCTCCTTCAAGGTATACATAGACATTGCTTTGTCCGGATTCTGCCCATGAACTAAACTGATCATACAAAGACCACGCGGTATAGCCGGAGTAGTCAGCATCTTCCAGGGAGGAGTTGAGACCGTTAGCACCCAGCCAAGTGACAACATCGGCTAAAGTATCCGTATAAGCGAAAGTAGTTTCTGTTCTGGTGCCGTCTATGGTTATTGCAAAGTTTCCGTTATCCTTTTCAAAGCGCAATTCAGAACAAGATGTACTAAACGCCTTGATCATACTTCTTCTGTCTACACCTATCCAAATTATTTGATCTATATTTTTAGCATTTGGGAATAGGAGGTAGTTGTTATTCCCATCTAAATCTTGCTGTCTTACTTCTTGGGTAAAGTCACAATTACAGAAGTCGTTGATCATGGCGTCTGCAACAGCAATCATTCGTTCTATCTTGGCAGCACGGAGCATATCCACGCTTTCCAAGTCCAGCATATAGCAGACATCGTTTACTGTTGAATAAGCCATAGTGGGGAACCTTTAGTTAGAAAAACAGGGGGTATCGCGGCTAAGCAACACCCCCCGCCCACACAAGTAACGAATCGCTTGGCGACTACGAACTTAGTCAGTCAGCGAAGTAGCCAACATCTTCACGGGCATACCAATAGCGATAGCGCTGGCATAGCTGTCGGCTTGACCAGGATCGGCAATCGTGATACCAAGGCAATCATAGTCACTGTTCACGGTCAATTCAGATTCCAATACATCAATCACATAGATGCTTTCAGCATCACAGATGATCGTTCCATCGGTTTCAACATCTACTGCAGTATATGTATCGGTAGTTGCATCGTAGCTATAGGCACGCGGGATGTCCAGTGCCTGAGCACCAGTACCGGCAACCGCAGTTGCTTCATACAGCGTTACCACAAGATCATTCGCCAACGAACTAACAGCCCCAAAATGGACCAGGATGTTCGCACGGCGAATGTTTTTCATACTGAAATAACTGGCACTAACACCACCATTGATGTCGTCAGGTGCCTGCAATTCCACGACCAGGGCATTTCCTACTAATTGCATAATGAAGTTTCCTTCGTTTTTGTTTCAATCAACACACGCATAAGGTGTGACGTTAGTTAGAAGATAGGGGGCTTGCACCCCCTATTTAAGTTACGCACTTAAGGTCACAAATGCGCTTTGGGTCGTACCCGAACCGTCCGCAGGGGTGATAACCTTGCTCATCTTCGGAGATCCGTTATTACGGACACTGAATCTGAACGTGGTTTCACCCGTGAGGAACCGAACATGGATACTGGAATCAGCACGGATTCCACCAGCCTTAGCGATGATCTTGTACTGACTGAAGTCAGCCAGGATCACATCACCGACTGAGCCGCTTGCAGATGCCTGTTCAATGTAATTCACCTTGCGACCGAACAACATACCATTCGGAGCATCGGCGTACATTCCAGGTGCCAGATAGACAGGCTGATCACCAACCGTCATCCCAATGAGATAGGGAAGGAGCGACTGGTTCATAAACCATTCTGCATTTGCCATCGACGGAGCCCAAAGGCGCGCGAACATAGCGGGCAGGTCAATCGTGAGGTTTGGCACCGAACGATCGCCATTCTTAGGCACGGTGACCAGGCAGGGAGCGTTCAGGATACCAAGCATCTGCCCAGCGCCCGTTCCACGAAGGATCTCATTATCAATGGCGTATGCCATTTCAGACGAAAACCAATCGCGTACTTCTGATTCAAGTGCCGGACCATCTTCCAGCAATTCCTCAGTAGCTTCGTAAAGCCCAGTCAGCTTTTCAAGGTCCAACTGGCGTCTGGCATACTTCGGCTTGCTTGCCGTATATGTACCAGCTTCAGCAGTACGATAAACAGTCACTGGACGATTACCATCGGTTCTGGTGTAGTGGTCAAGTTCGTTCCACTTCAAGCCATTACCAGATACGGGGGTTGTCTGGCATCGGGAAGCGATTTCCGAACTACCAACCATCAGGGAATACAGTTCAGTAAGGAAATCTTCCTGAACCAGATATCCGCCTTCACTATCAACGGCTTCGTTTGCGCCATGAGCAGCCTTGACTTCCAGATACTTCTGCATCTTGGCAGTCATTTGACCATTCGCGGCTTTGCTAACGTCCATCAACTGTTCGCCCAGGGACTTGTAGGTCTTAGGAGCGGGTTCATTAACATCAACGTGGACATTGAGATTCGGAATCTTAATATCTTTCAGCGCTTTAAGGACGCCTTCATTCACCAATGCCTTGACATTTGAGTCACGGTCTTCATCGGCTTTCTTATCATCTTCGCTGTATTCAACAGCCTTTTCGGCAACGATAAGGGACTTGGCGGTGTTTTCGTCAAGTTCAAGAATCGTACCAGCCGCGTGTTCTTTCCACGCATTCAACAGTTTCACGTTCATTGTATTTACCCTTTGGTAAAGGATTGTAGTTTCTGAGGTTCTTCTTAGCTTTTTCTTGGGCATGGCTTAGGGGCTACCTATACCAATCCAGCATTTAGCTTTCTTATAGTTTACACTTTGCCGCGCATAATATCAATAGTATCCGAAATCTGACGTTCAATACTTTCATTGATATTTTTCGGTTTTTCTATAACCCGACACAAGACACGGCAATATGTTTCTGCTTTTTCTTCTGCTTTTTCTTCTGCTTTTTCCCAGCCAAGTGCTTTAATGGAGTCTTCATCAAACGACTTAGATGTAACGATTGCATCCGGGTTCGCTGGGATCGTAACCAATGAGGCTTCAAGCATTACACTTTTTGCAATTATTCTGCTGGCTTTTTCATAACCCTTCCCAGGATTCGCCTTAGCAAACTTATCAAATTCAGTACTTCCAGGGAACCAAGACTTAGTCGGAATGAAACCAATCGAAAGCGATCTGAGGTGTCCACCCTTGATAAGTGTGAGAAGATCGGAGGCGAATGGCGTATCAGCCATATCAGCATCCAGTGAGAATGCTTTAGCATCTTGATTGTATTCGCTAACCGAACCAACGGGAGGTTGGGACCATTGATGCATCCAAAGTAAAACCGGGTTTTTCTTGAATGCCCTGGCATCAATACCTTCTGGTAAGACTACTTCATTGTCCCTGTCTATAGAAGGAGTAGAAAGAATAGCACTAAAACTTCTGGATTCTTCATCTGCCTTAAATACGGTGTCCAGTGACTTACGGGAGATGTCATCTACTTCTATACCATCTAAGCATTCCGCAAGCTGTTCTTGTACTTCTTTAGGGAGCTTACTGATATACTTATCTGCTGAAAATTTAGTCTTCATCTTTAGATGTTATCCAATCTTGCTAAAAGTTGATCTTCGGGCAAACCAAGTGAAACGTACTTATCAAACTTTTGAAGTTCAAATGCGCGATCAGAAGGTACTGGACTTACATAGTCTACATAAATACGGGGTTCCTGATATAGTGGGACCAATTCCTTATTTATAGTTTGTGCAATGAGTTCAATGCGTGGCTTAATCCCGTATAAGGCGAACTGAAGCAAAGCGGCTTCAGCTACAGCCCTATTGCTGGATTCCTGAGTAACAAGTGCCATAGGCACCCTATAAGCCGCACAGATTTCTTCCCGCGACCATTTACGACCAGACAGGAACTGCATTTCCCTAGGGCTTAATCCAAGATTGATAATATCAAATTGATTATCCGCTACTTTGATTTTGCCCTGGTTCCGAATACCGGATAAGCCACTGTTCCATTCTTGTTCAAGACGCTTACGATCATCTGGCTTCAACGATCCTTCTGTGTACTTAACTACTGCGGGAGGCATTGCCAAGTTATCGTTAAGCGCCAGTTCCAGGTTAGCCATAGATTCCAGAATAGCAGCCGACTTAATACTTGCTTCCAGACATCCCATGCCGGTTAACCTGTCCTTTACGTTAGGCGTTCGGAAGTGTATCACTTCCGAAGGGGATAGGTTGACCGATCTACCAGACGAAAAGGCTACACGGTACCCTTCTATATCCCTACCGTCTTTTGATGGGATAGGCTTGATCTTAAACGGAGGAACAATATGCAGTTCTTCTGGAATACCAAGACCACTAAATGTGATGTGCCAATATGCATCACCCGTTGTATCTATATAGGTCTGGGTTTCTGATACAAACTCAAATTGAGTCTGATACTTATTGGGGTCTTTCATAAGTGACAACAAAGGATGTTGTAGTACTTCTGCTGTTTCTGCTTGCTTGCGATTGTTATAGCCTTGCTTAATATGAGGTACCCTGAGTTCCTTTTGTCCGGAACTTGTAGTAGCCATCAATCTGAAGTCTGTTTGGGCTACAGCATTAGCGGCATAAGTAGAACAAACGTAAGCCCAAGTTTCAGACGATAGTTCTATAAGGGATCTATCATTTGATTGTGATGGTTTCAACCATGAGATATTACATGACGAAGTTCCAAAAGTCTTAGCCACAAATCCAATTAAGGACTTAAAGATATTCATAATTCCGTCCAGATTATGTCGTTTTTAATCAATGAAGCGTAATCATTGGTTTCTGCTGTCGGCTGTTCATTCGACGAAAAACCCGGTGAGATATAACGCTTAGTTTCAAGAAGGTGTGCAACCGCAGTTACCATAGCGTCCAAACTGTTTGGGGATTTACCAGTACCATCATACGTAACCATTTGGTCGAATAAATCTGGAAATTCAGCAACATACTTTACCTGATCTTGTTCGCAAAGTGCGGCTACTGGTTCGGCGCGGGTTAGCTTAGATTGGCTTTGATGTACACTTTCTATTCTACCTTGCCAACCATTGCTGATAAGAATAGTAGACCAGGCATCGCCGCCTTGGTTCGTTTCTACTAATAGCGTGTCCGCGTTATGTTTATTCGCTACCGCTATCGCCTTTCTTGCCCAAGCGGCTGGTGTTGATACCAACGTGTCATCACTGAGAATATACACAACTTCATCTTTTTTTGCAACCGTTACAATTCCCGTGGCGTCACTGTTAGGTCCGGACGTAACTGCTGGATCTATAGATGTTACTATTCTATCAGCGTTGCCAGGGAAGTCCACCATATTGCGTCTAATCCATTCGTATTTCCATAAAGCACCTTCTGCCAATTCCCCCCAATGTCCATATAAGAACCTTTCCCTTTCGCGTTCAGTCAATTCCTTTAATGCATCTAAAAATTCAGGATCAATGTTATCAAGATTGTCTACTGGATTCATATAAAAAATTGCATACTTTTTGTCCAAGTCTTCAGCAAACGTCTTATATAACCAATGAGTCTTTAGCGGAGGGTTGAAGTCCAAATACAGCATCTTACGTAAGTTGTTTTTTTCTGCTAATCTTGTCCGTGCTATTGATATAGACTGTTCTGAAATTTGGGAGGCTTCATTTGCAAAGATAGTAGAATATTCAGCACCTAATATTTTTTCCGCGCGCTTATCATCATCTAAGCCGCCAAGCCATATCCGTGATCCGTTAGGGAGCATGATCACTGAATCGGATTTGTTGTATTCGTAAGTAAGTTCCGGAAAACAAGATTCCATTACCTTTGGGAAGGTTTCCATTCCGATCTTAGTCTTGCAATCATTATAATAACGTCGGAGAATTGCATGATTGCTACGGCTTTTTATTGCCCGCATTACTATAGCCCTTACTAATAAAAACGTTTTCCCCGATCTACTACCTCCTGCCAGGGCAATCGTTCTATATTCCGGAGCCGCTAAAACCTGCATAGCTTCCGTTTGTTTTGCCGTTAGTTTCATCACCACTTCTCAAAAAGCATATCCGGTCCAAACTGCCCGACCAGGTTGAAATTAAGACAGCGCATAGTATCAAGCATCACCTTGATTGTCCAGCTACCTTCGTAAACACCCCCGCATTCTGATACTTCTAAGTTTATCAATTGTGTTCTACTTAGCGCCTTTCGCCCATGTTCCACTAAATCCCGTTCGCAACCCTGAATATCGGCGTGAATAAATGCGATATTTTCTATCTTTTTTTCATCACAAAAGTCGTCCAGTGTCCAGCATCTAACTTCGTATGGCTTTCCAAACTTAACGGTCGGATAGTTAGCGTGTAACTTATCCGTTGGCTTTCTAATGCTACCAGAAGACATATGGCTTCCAGCGGATGGAGTAAAGACAGCTACCCCCGTATGATCCGAAATTGCACCATTGATAACCGACACACCATCTATCTTGCGTTTCCTGATATTTTTTACATTCCTGGTGTCCGGTTCAATGGCATAGTAGTTACCTTTTTTCTGAATTTTTCTTAAAAGTTTCGTTTGTGTTCCATCACAAGCACCGGGTTCAATTATGGCACCCGGTTGCAGTCTATCTATAATTGCCTGTAAATGTGAAGATCCTTCGTTCATTCCATATTTTCCCATCCGCCAGCGATTGTTATTGAGCGATCAAGTTTAACTAATCGTTTACTTCGCTTTAATTTTCGCGTTTCGTCTTCACCTTGTTTGGGAGCACCTTGTCCTATATGAGCTAACTTGGTAAATTGAGGTGTCCAGAAGACATCCCTCATGTAGAATTGTTCGTATTCCATATCATCTACCAGTGGAGCACTAAAGATATATTCATAAAAATTTCTGATTTTTTGTCTCACTGCTACAGAATGAAAACCAGACAAGCCACCCATCATATGTTGCTGATGATTTGTTGTATCACGTATCGTATGTATATCATATCCTGATTCCATAAAGTCCAGTTGTGCTTGGGCTACCCTGGGACATGGCACAGCATCTAAATCCGATGTAAAGACGTAATCATATTCCGGGTTAGCCCAGATTGGCTTTTCCCGTTGTAGCTTCTGTATGGACATGCAATTGGGCATACGTGTTTCTATAACCTTTAGCCAGGGTCTTTCTGTAAATGAATATTTATGTTTAGCCATACTTTGTAGATGCACAATGCAATCCGCATCTGGATAAACTTTTGGGAAAACCTCAAAGAACCTATCGAAGTGCTTAGTGAAATAATCAGAAGTGCGTTGACGCCTTGCTGTATTGTTAATAAAAAAAACAGTGGAAATGCAGTACTTCATATTTTCACCAAAATGTCATTTAATTCATTGCGATGGTACAACCTGAATCCATCACACGTCATCTGATTGCCGTCGTGTTCTACTACGATCATCCGTAGATTCTTGAAAAGACCAGGGTCAAACAAATCAAAGATACGCTTGTTATCTCCTTCTATGTCTAAGTTGATAAATTCAAAATGGTTGCCGAACTTAGATGCGATAGTCTCCCAGGTGTATGTTTGCATTTTTTCTTCGGTAAACTTAGCCCCTGCCTTTTCCCACATGTCTTTATGTTCCTGACTTGTTGTACCTAACGCACCCCCACCATCATCCCACCAAGTTCTGACTTCATCTTTATTTCCAATGCCAGCCTTTACGCATTCTACAGCACCGTTGAAAACTTTGAGGTTTTTCAGAAGTTTTCCATATATAATACCAGGTTCCAATTCTAATCCGTGCCAGCCCAGTAGTGCCAGGGCATAGGAGTTTGAGAAGGTGATTCCATCGTAACCCCCTATGTCCAGGAAGGACGGCGCTGGGTCTTTACCTATTGCATAGTTATTACCGAAAAAATGCAATATGCGTTCTTGATCATCTAATTGGCTATATTTTTTCATTTAATTCTTCCAACCTTTCTGTTAGTGTGCTGTTCCCAATCTTTATCCCCAAGTCCCCATGTGCTGCCACCCATTGTTTTACTATCGTAAGGTACCAACCCGGACTTGTGATGTCTATGTTTTCTTTTTCTTCTTTCTTAAACCAGGTGTCAGGAATCTTTGCAGTCTTTAGACCTTTGGCATCGAACGCTTGGCTATAGCGCTTGCTTGCTTGTGACGGGGTGAGCCATCCTTCCTGTACTTCGTGCATGGCATACCACAAATGCTTGGCCAGAAGCCTGGGGTAGTTAGCGTGTTGTAGGTGGATTGTCCCTATAGTGTCTGTATTACCCCTTAAAGGGATTTCTTTGATGCCTGGGGGCACCCTACCGTGGAACTGTGCGCCGTTAGACTTGGGACGCCAAGTGAGCGGTACAGCACCTACCTTTATTGCAGTAGACCAGTTAGCCTGTGTTGACCAGCACTTGTCAATGCGCCGTGCTGTGAGACTATGCCAGGGGACTAACTGCTGCGGACAAAGACACTGATCTGGCTTTAGGGACTGTAGATGTATCCGGATAGTCGCGCGGAATGGGATCGGGAGTAGTTCATCGGCATCCACTAAGGCGAAGACATCGGGTTTCCTTGCTAAGACTAAATCTGCCAATTCTTGTCTTGCCACCATTTCATCCCAGCGGTCGCCCCTATCTGCCCTACGGTAATAGCTGACCCTATCGTAACTGTTGGCAATATCCGGGGTGGCGTCCGTACTTCCATCATCCAGGATGACCACTTCGTCACACCAATCTAATGTTGCTGGGAGGCTTGCCTTTAGACACCAGTCTTCATCTTTGACCAACATAGCCGCTATGATCTGCATAGTTACTTCCAGGGAGGTTGGTAAGTGTCTTTTATTTGCTTGAAAAGCCGACTATCGGCACGCCAGCTTTTACCTAAATAATCCGGCTTCTTTCTTCTTTCCCGATTAGGATGACGATGGAGATGTGTAAGGTCTTTATGTTGAGACAGCAGATTGTCTTTTAGGAGGTAGTCATGTAAAAGTTCGTCGGCAAAGTAATGTGTAAATAATTCACTAAAAACCTTACCATTGCACTTTTCCAGAAACTGTCTGCTTATCCAGGGTGAGCCACAGATACGTTCGCTGGCGTTTAGACCATCCTTTATGTCCCAGCTATCACCAGTAGGTTGCATCACCTTGGCCGGGTCAAGGGTGGCCGCTATCTGATCTGCTGTAAAGTTTGGATCGGGATCCATATCATCACCAATACAAACACACCAGGTTGCCCCTGAAGCCACAGCAAGTGCCATTAGACTGTTAACAGATTCATACCAGCCCCGATAGTCGTCTACTACCACAAAGTCGCTTAGGACGCCTTCTGTGACCAAATCTTGGGGGTCTGCGTCTTTGAGCGTCTTCGTGTCGAACAAGACCATACTTTGATACCCCAAGGACTTCCAGCGCCACAACGCCTTCCGACACGCCTTAAAATCAGCAGACGGAAAAACCACATAGATCATTGTTTGCCCTTTTGTGATTCCACTTCAATCCCTGTACCCAGGGAAGTAACACATAGATCGTTGTTTACAGCCCTTTTGGAAGCCATTCGTATAAGTGATTGACTGTAAGGCTATTGAGTGTAGTTGAGATGTGACTGGAACTAATATATATCATATTAGAACCAGTCACACTTTTAGATTCCTAAAATCTTCATAGTTCTTCATCACCTTTAACCATGTGTATGGTGATTTCATTGACTGTCTTTTCCGCCGCGTAAATACCGGATAACTTACTGCGCTCCCTCAT